GGAGCGTGTTGACGGCAAGCTGATCCTTTCCGAAGGCATCAAGATTCTCGACATGAAGGCAACTTCCGGTTCTTAAGACAGGGAGGTGAACGACCGTGGCTTTGATTTCAACTGAAGATGCGAAGGCTTATCTGCGCGTAGATTCGTCGGATGAGGATGCCATGGTCGGTATCCTCTTGGCCTCCGCAATTCGCTTATGTATTGATATTGCAAGACTTACGGATGATCAGTGGGAAGTGGTCGACTCCGATGCGGCTTCTTCTGATGAATATACCGAGGCGGAGCTGTCTGCAATCCGAGAAACCATGAAGGTCGCTATCCTCTATACCTGTGCCTATCTCTTTGAGCACAGGGAGGAAGCCGACCACCATGCACTTACCATGACGCTGCGCTCTCTTCTTTTTGCAATACGGGAAGGAGCGTTTTCATGAATATAGCAGCTATGAGGGTGCGCGTCACCTTCCAGAAAAATGCGGTCATTGTCGACAAATACGGAAACCACAAAACCGGCTGGGTGGATTATTTCTCCTGCTGGGCGACTGTCGGCACGAGCTCCGGTTCCGAATCTTCCGGTGTAGTCATCAATCCGGAGGAATCGCTGGACTTCACCTGCCGGTACTGCTCTGAGCTTGCGGCTGTAGAATCGACAAAATACCGGATCATCGCGGAAGGCCGCACCTACAACATCACCTATGTGAATCCGATGGGCTATAAACATAACAGCCTGAAATTCAACTGCAAGCTGGAGAAGAAATCATGAACAGAACCGTATCAATCGATGAAATGGACTCCGCCATCATGGAGGAGCTGGAGAAATATGCGGAGCTTGCCTCTGACGACTTAAAGGCTGCAGTCAATGAAACAGCTGCGTCCGTCCGGAAAGACATACAGGCCGGTGCTCCCGTGGATACCGGAAAGTACAAAAAAAGCTGGTCGGTAAAAAACATCCATGAGGACTCTGAGAGCATTGATCTGGTGGTGCATTCGAGGAATCGCTATCAGATTGCACACCTCTTGGAGCATGGGCACGCCAAGCGCGGCGGCGGACGTGTCGCTGCCAAACCACATATCGCAGCAGCCGAACAGCGCGGGAACGAGAAGCTGATGAATACCATCGAGCAGAAACTGAAAGGTGGCTGATATGACATACGACAATGTAATCGAAATGCTGGAGGAGGCCGGACTCCCGCTCGCCTACGATCATTTTGCAGAAGGCGAGTCTCCGGAGCCGCCCTTCCTCGTTTTCCTGTTTCCCGGAACGGATAATGTGTTCGCCGATGACACAGTCTACCAGAAGATAGACGAGCTGAACATCGAGCTTTATACGGACAAGAAAGACCCGGAAACAGAAAACTCAATCGAGGACATCCTTATCGCCCATGAGCTTCCTTATGAGAAGTCGGAGGTCTGGATCGAATCGGAAAAGATGTACGAGGTTCTTTACCAAACACAGATGATAGGAGGTTAAACCACTATGGCTAACAAGAAAAACAAGGTCAAGTTCGGCCTTAAGAACTGCCACTACGCTATCGCAACGCTGGCCGAGGATGGTACCGTTTCATTCGGCACGCCTGTTGCGATGCCCGGCGCTGTATCCCTTTCGCTTGACGCGGAGGGAGAAAATGACCCGTTCTATGCGGATGATTCTGTATATTACATGGTCTCAAACAACAACGGCTATTCCGGCGACTTTGAACTGGCGCTGATTCCGGAGAGCTTTCTCACGGATGTCATGCACGAAACCGAAGATGCCAATGGTGTCATTGCCGAGAACAAGGATGTGGAACCTGATCACTTTGCACTGCTCTTTGAGTTCTCTGGTGACCAGAGGAAGATCCGTCACTGTATGTATTACTGCAGCGCAACCCGTCCCTCCGTCTCCGGCAGCACGAAGGAAGACTCAACTGAGGTGCAGACGGAAACGCTCTCTATCACGGCGACTCCTCTGCCTTCCGGTCTCGTAAAGGTCAAGACCGGCACCAATACCAGCGAGGAGACATACAACAACTGGTACAACGAAGTTTATCAGCCGCAGGCCGCTGTCAGTGCCCCTGAGACGCCTGTGGAAGATACGACTGAGTAAGGAGGCGCGAAATGGCTGTTACGAAATCCGTCGAGATTGACGGCAAGGAGGTCACCTTCCGCGCCTCTGCCGCCATCCCTCGTTTATACAGAAACAAGTTCCACCGGGATATCTACAAAGACTTAATCGAGCTGCAGAAAGGCATCGATGAGAACGATCCGGATAATTCCAATCTGGACACCTTCTCTCTTGAGCTTTTTGAGAACATCGCGTGGCTCATGGCAAAACATCAGAATCCGGATGTCCCGGATACTCCGGAGGACTGGCTCGACCAGTTCAATACCTTCTCGATCTACGAGATTCTACCTCAGATCATCGAGCTCTGGGGACTGAACGTGGAACAGCAGGTCACCTCTAAAAAAAACATCACCAGACTGAGCGGGAAATGACAACTCCGCTTTTTTTACTCCGGTGTGTGCAGATCGGGCTTCATATCTCGGAGCTCGATTTGCTCACTATCGGTACTGTCAACGATATGTATTCAGAAATGGACATGGACGACTATCCGTTCGCCGAGGTCGCTACGCAGGCGCAGATGGATCGATTTTAACAGGAAGGAGGTCATCGTATGGCTGACAGAGTAAAAGGCATAACCGTGGAAATCGGCGGCGATACGACCGGCCTTTCCAAGGCGCTCTCCGGCGTCAACAAAGAAATCAAAAATACACAGGCGCAGCTGAAAGACGTAAACAAGCTCTTAAAGCTCGATCCGACGAACACCACGCTGCTTGAGCAGAAACAGAAGCTCTTAAAACAGGCTGTCTCCGAAACTAAGGACAAGCTCACACAGCTGAAGTCCGTGCAAGACCAGATGGATGCTGGACTTAAAAACGGTACCGTCACCCAGCAGCAATACGATGCATGGCAGCGTGAGATCATAGAGACAGAAAACGAGCTCAAAAACCTCGAACAGCAGTGTCGGGAAACCGACTCTCATATATCTGCCACCTTAAAACAGGCAGGAAGCAAACTGCAGGAGGTCGGCGGCAAGATATCCAGTGTAGGAACAGGACTGACCACTCACGTCACAGCTCCTATCATGGCTATCGGTGCTGCTTCCCTTGCAGCCTTCAATGAAGTTGACGCAGGGCTTGATATCGTGGCTCAGAAAACCGGCGCTACAGGAAAAGCTCTGGAAGACATGAACCAGATCGTCAAAGACCTCGCCACAGAGATACCGACGGACTTCGAAACTGCCGGTGCTGCTGTCGGCGAGGTCAACACTCGCTTTGGATTAACCGGGCAGGCACTTGATGATCTTTCCGCAAAATTCATAAAGTTCGCCCAGCTCAACGATACCGATGTCTCGACATCCATCGACAATGTGTCCTCGGTCATGAACGCCTTCGGCATGGATGCCTCCGAGGCGGACTCCCTTCTTGATGCTTTAAATGCGACTGGACAGGCCACCGGCATTGACATGGATACCCTCGCTGGCGCTCTTTCCTCCAACGCCATCCAGCTAAAGGAAATGGGACTGACCGCTCAGCAGGCTGCCGGTTTCATGGGCATGGTGGAAATGTCCGGCCTTGATACCTCATCTGCCATGATGGGTCTTAAGACCGCCATGAAGAATGCGACGAAGGATGGCAAGACACTGGATCAGGCGCTGGCCGGATTCTCTGAGACCATGAAGGGCAACGGCTCCGAAACAGAGAAGCTGCAAGCAGCCTATGATCTTTTCGGAAGCAAGGCTGGAGCGGCCATCTATAACGCTGTCCAAAGCGGGAAGCTGAGTCTTGATGACCTCGCCGGTTCCCTCGGTGATTTTGAGGGAAGTGTCGAGAACACCTTCAACGAGACTCTCGACCCGATTGACCAGTTCAAGATGACGATGAACTCCTTGAAGGAAACCGGCGCTGAAATCGGAAACACCCTCGCTACCGTTCTTGCTCCTGTCTTAAAGGACATCTCCGCAGCACTAAAGGGCTTTGCTGAAATGTGGAGCAAGATTCCGGCTCCAGTGCAGCAGACGATTGTAAAGATAGCTCTCGTGGCGGCAGCTATCGGCCCGATTCTGGTCGTGATTGGAAAAATCATATCCGCCGTCGGCACAATCATGACGATCATACCGCAGGTTTCCGCTGCTATCGGTGTGGTAAAAGGAGCGATGGTAGCACTGAACGCTACCATGCTGGCAAATCCTATCGTCCTGATTATCGCTGCGATTACTGCGCTGGTGGCTGCCTTCATCTATCTGTGGAATACGAACGAGGGCTTCCGACAGTTTTGGATTGACCTCTGGGAAAACATCAAGCAGGCGGTCATTACCGCTTGGGAAGCGATCAAGAGCTTCTTCTCCACAGTCTGGGAAACCATAAAAGGTATCTTCGAGACAGCTGTAAACGGAATCAGCACCTTCCTTACAAATGCATGGACAGCAATCACCACCACGGTGCAGACGGTTTTTAATGCCATAAAGACCTTCTTTGAAACAATCTGGAATGCCATAAAGACCGTTTTCGAGACCATATTTAATGTGATTAAAATCATCGTCACCACCTATTTCAATATTTACAAGACGATCATCGAAACCGTCTTGAATGTAATAAAAACAGTGGTCACGACGGTATGGAACGCCATAAAGACTGTAATCACCACAGTTGTCACGGCAATCCAGACCTTTATCACCACGGCTTGGAATGCGATAAAGACAGCTGTCAGCACGGTAATGAATGCCATAAAGACTGTGGTTTCCACCGTCTGGAACGGCATCAAAACAACAATCATGACAGTGGTAAATACCGTGAAAAACGGTATATCTACAGCCTTCAATGCCATAAAGAGCACTATCACAAACGTCTTGAATGGCATCAAAAATACAGTATCAAATGTGTTCAACGGAATATGGAACTTCATCTCTGGCATCGTAAACAAGTTGAAAAACGTGTTTAACTTCCACTGGGAGCTCCCGAAGATCAAGCTGCCGCACTTTTCTATTTCCGGCAGTTTCTCCTTAAATCCTCCTTCCATCCCGCACTTCTCTGTGGAATGGTACAAGAAAGCTATGGGAAACGGCATGATCCTCGATTCACCGACTATCTTCGGCATGAGTGGAAACACTCTCCTCGGCGGAGGCGAAGCCGGTGCGGAAGCTATTGTCGGCGTGGACTCCCTACGAGGCATGATTCAGGATGCCGTGGCTGGACAGACTTCTGCTATCATTACGGCTCTTTCCGGCATCGGCGGCGGAGGCGATATCACCATTCCGGTTTATCTTGGAGGCACGCTACTTGATGAGACAATCGTCACAGCTCAGCAGCGCATGGCGCTCCGGTCAGGAGGCAGATGATGGCTTTTTCACACTATTTGAATATTGACGGCATGGAGATGCCACTTCCCGCCTCCTATGACCTGTCCCTCTCTGATGTGGAGGCGGACAGCTCCGGAGAGACGGAAGCCGGAACCACCCAGCGAGATATCGTCCGCTCCGGCGTGGTAAAAATCTCTGTGTCCTTTCAGGTTTCTCCCGCATGGCTTAATAAACTATCACTTCTGCGGGCAAAACCGAAGCTCACAGTCGCCTTCTTTAATACAGACACGATGATTCGTGAAACACGGGAAATGTATATAGACGGCTTCAAGACTTCCCTTGCCCATGATACCAGTAAAAAAGGCTTGTGGAAGGTCAGCTTTGATTTGAACGAGTACTAACAGAAAGGAGCGGCGCGATGTACAGCGTATCTGATTTATATAAAACAGCGATACAGAACAACACCCGCTCCTTTTCATGGTCGGGCACGATTACTACTTCAAACGGAAGGGTCTATCCCTTCGAGAATAAAGATATCGTAAAGGGCTCCGGTTACGTTTCACGGCAGTGCTCCGGCTCTTCCGAGATAGAGCTCGGCTCCGTTTATGCTGCAGAGCTTGGGATAGCGCAGTATACCAGCAAGTGTTCCTATAAGGGCAAATACGGCATCTGGCAGTATTCTTCCAAAGGCTCTGTCGATGGCATCAGCGGCAACGTAGATCTGGACTATGGCTATGTGGATTATCCCGCCATCATCAAGAGCGGCGGCTTCAACGGCTATACGAAGGATGCCTTTGACGACAACACCCCTGCTCCAGCGACAAGCTCCCAGCGTGACCAGATCATCGCACAAGCAAGAGCATGGCTTGGAAAGAAGGAATCCGACGGCAGCCATAGAGAAATTATTGATGTCTATAACAGCCACAAGCCCCTCGCCAGAGGATATGCCGTGAAATACACAGACGCATGGTGTGCTACCTTTGTCTCAGCCCTCGCCATCAAGTGCGGCCTGACCGATATCATTCCGAACGAATGCGGCTGCGGCCAGATGGTCACCCTTTTCCAGAAACTCGGTGAGTGGGTGGAGAATGATGCCTATCTCCCTTCTCCCGGCGATGTCATCTTCTATGACTGGCAGGATTCTGGTTCCGGAGACAACACCGGCTGGCCGGATCACGTCGGTATCGTCGAGGCTGTTTCAGGCAAGACCCTCACCATCATTGAAGGAAATAAGAGCGATTCTGTCAGCAGACGCTCTCTGCAGGTTGATGGAAAGAACATCCGTGGCTATGGCGTACCGAAGTACAATACCGGCTCCGTCACTCCTGATCCGGTCGCTCCGGGAAAGACCGTGGACGAGCTCGCCAAGGAAGTGCTGGACGGCAAATGGGGAAACGGTACCGACCGCAAAAACCGCCTCACTGCTGCCAGATATGACTATTCTGCCGTGCAGGCCAAAGTCAACGCTCTGGTGAAAGCAAAGAGTGAATCTGCTGTTTTCTATACCGTGAAAAGCGGCGATACCCTCTCTTCCATCGCCCAAAAGTATGACACCAGTGTTTCTGCGATTCAAAAACTCAATCCAACGCTCATCAAAAACGTAAACCTGATCCTGACCGGCTGGAAGATCAGAGTGAAATAACTGAATACCCAATCTGCATGCCTGCGAGTGTTCTTCGGAATGCCCGCAGGTTTTTTTATTTTCCTCCGCTCAAAACAGCCTGCAATCTCCAGTGGAAACTGGAGGTGGATATGTTATGCCAAACGAAAACACAAATGTTCAATCTGGATATTTTACACATGAGCGGATTCAGGGCGATCTCGACTATCGCCGGGCGCAGGACATCACTAAAAAGATGCTCGATGACGGCCTGATTTCTGTGGCTGAATTCAACAAATTAACCGCCATCAATCGGGAAACTTTCTCTCCCTTGTTCGCGGAAATAATGCCAATAATACCTTGATATGTAGTCGCTTTAGAGTGATGTATAGACGTACGGAAAGGAGGGACTTCCCTTGAAAAAAGTAACGAAAATTGCGGAAACAGCGAGCTCGAAGGTCAAGCTCAAAAAGATCAGGGTAGCCGCCTACTGCCGCGTCTCCACAGATTCCGATGCACAGCTTGAAAGCCTTGAGGCACAGAAGACTCACTACGAAAACTGCATCACTTCCCGTGATGACTGGGAGTTCGCAGGCCTCTACTACGACGAGGGTATCACCGGCACCAAGAAAGATAAGCGTCCAGAGCTCATGCGGCTCATCGGTGACTGCAAAGCCGGTAGGATAGATTTCATTGTTACGAAGTCTATCAGCCGCTTTAGCAGAAATACAACGGACTGCTTAGAGTTGGTCAGAAAGCTGCTTGATCTGAACATTCCGATCTTCTTCGAGAAGGAGAACATCAACACCGGCTCGATGGAGAGCGAGCTTTTTCTGGCAATCCTCTCCGGCATGGCCGAAAGTGAATCTGTTTCCATATCAGAAAACAGCAAGTGGTCAATTCAGAAGCGCTTCGAAAACGGAACCTTCAAATGCAGCTACCCACCCTACGGATATGATTGGGACGGCGAACAGATGGTAATCAACCCTGAGCAGGCGGCTGTGGTAAAAGAAATCTTCGCGTCGCTACTCTCCGGCAAAGGCACCCACGCCATCGCGGATGACCTGAACCGGCGCGGCGTTTCTTCCAAGCGAGGCGGACGCTGGACAGCCACAACCATTCGCGGCATGCTTTCAAACGAGAAATACGTCGGCGACTGCCTTTTCCAGAAAACCTATTCCGATTCACAATTTGTCCGACACAACAACCACGGCGAGCAGACGCAATACATGGTCACGGATCACCACGAGCCTATCATCAGTCGGGATGATTTTGAGGCAGCAAAAGCTTTTATAAGTCAGCGGGCATCCGAAAAAGGCGTGACAAAAGGTACCGATAAATACCAAAACCGATATGCTTTCTCCGGCAAGATCATCTGCGGTGAATGCGGCGACACCTTCAAGCGCCGGATTCATAGCTGCACCGATCACAAATACATCGCGTGGTGCTGCAACACCCATATCAAAGACATGGATAGGTGCCACATGCTATTTGTAAAAGACGATGCGCTGAAGCAGGCATTCACCACGATGTTGAACAAGCTGATTTTTTCACACCGGCAAATCCTGAAGCCTTACTTAGAATCGTTGAAAACCTCATCGTCAGATGATTCCCTTCATCGTATTCAGCAGATTCAAACCCTTCTGGCTCAGAATACCGAAAAGCGTGAGACTCTTACAATGCTCATGACGCAGGGAATCATTGATCCCGTACTCTACAGTCAGGAAACAAACGAACTGCTTTCACAGGCAGACAGTTTCCGAGATGAGATTGAAGCCCTGAAGAATGAAGTCTCCGGGGATGTAAATAAAGTCACCGAAACCACAGCACTGATTCATTTCGCAGAAAAGAGCGCCATGCTTCAGGAGTTCGACAAAGACTTATTTGACAGATATGTAAAGCGCATCATCGTTCATTCCAGAAACGATATCCGGTTTGAACTGAAATGCGGCCTGACGCTCAGGGAAAGGAAGTGAGGATATGGGACATACACCATACGGATACAGAATTGAGAGCGGTTGCGCTGTGATTAACGAAGAAGAAGCCGCTAAAATCAGGAACCTATACGAGAATTACATCGCCGGAATGGCACAGTCAAAAGCTGCCATCGAGGCAGGCATCGAGACCTACCACAGCTCAGCCAAGCGCCTAATGCAAAACAGGCACTACCTTGGCGATGATTTCTACCCGGCAATCATCGATCAGGAGACCTTCGACAAGGCAGAAGCGATTCGTCTGGAACGTGCCGGTAAGCTCGGAAGGCTGAACCTTCTGAAAAGCTCAAAGCCTATAAAGGTTCCGACACACTTCTGGTTTGCAGAAGCGGAGAAAGAATACGAAGATCCGAGGCTACAGGCAGAGTATCTGTACAGCCTCATTGAAAGCGAGGCGATCTAATGGGAAATGTTATGGTCATCCCGGCCAAAAGGCAGGTCGGGAACACGGTAAAACAATCCGAGCAGAAAAAGCTCCGCGTCGCAGCCTATTGCCGAGTCAGCACGGATTCCGACGAACAGGAAAGCAGCTATGAGGCGCAGGTCACGCATTACACGGAGTACATCCAGAAGAATCCCGACTGGGAACTGGCAGGCATATTTGCGGACGATGGCATATCCGGTACCAACACCAAAAAGCGTGACGAGTTCAACCACATGATTGACGAGTGCATGTCCGGAAACATTGACATGATCATCACCAAGTCCATCAGCCGATTTGCCCGAAACACTCTCGACTGCCTCCAATACATCCGGCAGCTCAAGGACAAGAACATTCCGGTCTATTTCGAGAAGGAATCCATAAACACGCTGGATGCCAAAGGCGAGGTGCTCCTTACGATCATGGCGAGCCTTGCTCAGCAGGAAAGCCAATCAATGAGCGAGAACATAAAGCTCGGCCTTCAATACCGCTATCAGCAGGGCAAGGTTCAGGTTAACCACAACCGCTTCCTCGGCTATACCAAGGATGAGAACGGTAACCTTGTCATCGATCCGGAACAAGCTGAAATCGTAAAACGCATCTACCGGGAATACCTCGAAGGCTCCAGCATGGACAAGATTGCCGCCGGTCTTATGGCTGACGGCATTTTAACCGGAGCAGGAAAAGAAAAATGGCACACCAGCACCATCAACAAAATCCTCCGAAACGAGAAGTATATGGGTGACGCCCTTCTACAGAAAACCTACACCACCGACTTCCTGACAAAGAAGCGCATCAAGAACAACGGCACCGTCCCTCAATACTACGTTGAAGGCGACCATGAGTGCTGCCCAAAGGTAAATACAAATGCACCCCCTCAGAAAGCCCGTATTTTCGGCATTTCTTAGCTAAATGCCGTTGCACACCCCTCCTCGGATTGTCTGTTCTGACGGCGAAAAAAGCTGAAACGACTGTTTTTCGACGCCGGAAATGCACCCCCCCGGCGATCCCCCTGAAATTACATTATAGGAAGAAACGCCTCCCTGCTGGCATGAATTCGTACTGGCCGGGAGCCGTTATTCTTTTTGTCCAAATTGCCCGATCCGCTTTGTGCATATGGTAGAACATCAGATTTATCGCGCACAGGCCGTTGACTTTCAGGGCTTTCAGAGTGATGTATAGGACACCGCCGGAGAGGCAGGAACGCCTGCCCAGCCGAGCGGAATAAAACACAGGAGGATCATGAACATGAAGATTTTGGGAGAAAGAAAGGCCGCCGTCGCAAGGTTGGCTGAATTGACCGGGGAGCGGGCTGTGTACACGAAAATGCCGCGCTGTGCATACAAGGTTGGCCCCTTCGCCATTGAGCGTGACGGCAGCGTCACGGTGCTTGAAAGTACCGACCTTGCTCCGTTGCGCACGCTGGTGCAGGAAGGGCTTCTGGAGGACTGGGAGGAACAGGAAGAGGAAAGTGCTGACGATTCCACAGAAGCGGCCACCGGAGCGCAAGAAGCCGCGGCACGGGTGCTGGAGGTCAACAGCGTTGAGAACGGCGCGGAGGCGCAGGAAGCCATCACTGAGGCAAAGAACGACGCTCCAGACACCCTGACAATCAGCCTGCCGCTTACGGGACACACAGCGAACAGCCTACGCAACCTTGTGACCATGATTTACAACCGAGGCTCGCTCATCTCCAAAGCAACAGGTAGGCATTTCGCCTGCCCCTTGGAGCAGGTCGATGCACTGAAGAATTGCCTGACCGTTTCCGATGCAGTCGCCCGAATCACCAACGCTCTCACAGGAATCGCCATTACCGCCGACAAAATCACTTTTACCTTCCCAGCCACAGACGATGCCGACAAGGTCAAAGCTTTCACTCAGCTTGCGGCGCAGATGAGCAAGGCAGCGAAAGAACAGAAAAGGGTCATGGCTAAGGCCGTCGATACGCCCAATGAAAAATACATCTTCCGTATTTGGCTGTTGGCCCTGGGCATGGGCGGCGAGGAATTCAAGATTGCCCGGCGGGTGCTGCTCCATCCCCTGTCTGGTAACGCCGCCTTTAAGGATCAGGCCATGGAGGATCGTTGGAAGGAAAAACAGGCGGCGAAAAGGGATGCGCTGAGGGCGGCGAAGGAGGTGGCAGATGATGAAATGTCCGAGTAAAGAAACGGTGAACGCACTCCGCAAGCAATATCCGATTGGATGCACCGTGCAGCTGATTTCTATGGATGATCCGCATGCCCCGCCGGTTGGGACACTTGGAAAAGTGATCGCCGTTGACGATGTAGGAACGATTCATGTTGCCTGGCAAACAGGAAGCTCCCTTGGAATCGCGTTCGCGCTGGATCACTGCAGGAGGGTCGATTGATGGACCAGATAATAAAGGAGCAGATTCTAGCCATTCGGGACGCAGGGCGGACGAACATGTTCGATGTGAATATGGTGCAGCGATTGGCCTTCGAGCGTGATTTTTATGAGCTTGTCTGCTGGCTGGAGGATCATAAGAAAGAATATTTGAGATTCATCATGTACGGGGAAGAATAAGGATTACAGCACCAAGGGGGCCTGCGCGGCTCTTTTGGTCGTCGAAGCGACGGTTGCGGGTCGTTATTTTTTTTGCTCTCTAAACGGCGAAAATCGCCGAAATGCGTTGACATACGCTCTGGTTTTCGATATAATAGATTATGGAGTTTTGTAGGCAGTTTTAGCGTTTTTTAGGGAGGTTACGCCATGGCTGTAAGCTTCAGAAAACTGAGATATAAAATGGTGGACGAAAAGATCAGCCTGGCAAAGCTGATGAGGATGTCCGGCATAACGGATTATGCAGCCAAGCAGATTAGCAAAGATAGGGATGTTTCAACGGAAGTACTGACGAAGATCTGCACTGCGCTGCATTGCGAGGTGCAGGAAATCGTGGACTTCTTGCCGGATGAAGTAGAAATGCCCAAATAAAACCATAAGCAAGATGAAGCATACTATTTCTAAAAGGAAGTGAAGAGATGCCAGAGCAGTTTTCGCTAGACATAATTGAAGATGAACTCCTGCAGCTGGAGCGGGGATTGCTCGGCATTCTGTTGTTCGACCGCACCTCCAGAAAACATATCATTTGGGGTACTGACGATTATGCAGAATATGGCGCTGAATATACTGCGGGACATGAGATCGCCGAGGACCTGATTACAGGGAGAAACGGAAGAATAATACAGCCCCGTGTGCTGAAAGCACAAACGCAAAAGAAAGATCGTACCCGGGCACGGGCGGAGGTTTTCACTCCCTCCTGGGTTTGCAATGAGCAGAACAATTTGGTGGATGCCCAGTGGTTTCAGGGCAAAGATGTTTTTAATCGAGTAAAGGACCAGAGCTGGGAAACTATCCATGAACCAGTTCCGTTTCCTGAAAAAGGGCTGCGATCATGGAAACGGTATGTGGACGCAAAGCGCATGGAGATCACCTGCGGCGAGGCTCCTTATTTGGTGAGCCGTTACGATACTGTCACCGGCAAAATAATTCCGATCTCAGATAGGATAGGCTTGCTGGATCGAAAATTGCGCGTGGTCGGCGAAAACACGGAAGCTGAGGATGATTGGAAATTTTGGGCTCGCCGTGCTGTGGAAAGCGTGTACGGATATGAATTTCAGGGCGATAACCTCCTAATGGCGCGAGAGAATGTCCTTTTTACCTACATAGAGTATTACCGTGACCGCTTTGGAACAGAACCAGAGGAAAAGGCACTCAAGGATATCGCACTGGTGATCTCGTGGAATCTGTGGCAGATGGACGGCTTTAATTATGCGATTCCCTATTGTAAAGTCTGCAACGAGCCGGAGCAGATGACACTGTTTGATTTTATGGATGATGACGAATCATTCAATTATATGCGGTTGCAGGATACTAAAGGACAGCAGCTCTGTAAGATCAGAGACTGGCGGTCCAAAGCAACCATTGTATTTAGGAATCTTGTGGGAGGTAGTCAGAAATGAGTGAACAGATTTACGCAGGAACTGCGCAATATAATCTGATCTATATCTTCGCCATTCCCGACGAAGCCCACAAGGGCTATCTGAAAATCGGCGAGCACTCCTTTTCCAGTCCATCCAGTTATAAACAGTTGACAGATAACTGCGATGAGCTGAATCAGCATGCACACAGTCGGATCAAACAGTATACAAAGACTGCGCTGGTTCACTATGAGCTTCTCCATACAGAGCTGGCCCGCAAACAGGTACGCCTGATGGATGGCACAATTGAGAGCGCCTCCTTCAGTGACCACGATGTCCATGAAGTGCTGGATCGCTCCGGTTTTGATGTGCATAAATTCTATGATACTGACCGCGACAGCGAATGGTACAAGGTTACGTTGGCTCCTGCAATCGCCGCTATTAAGGCTGTTAAAACGGGACGAAATGTGTTGACAGCTGCGGAAAAGGCCAATGGCACTATCACAACTGGCATCGCAGCTGAAGGCCAAGTTCCATATGCTACCACCGTTAAACCGAAAATCGTGCTGCGTGACGAGCAGAGCGACTGTATTGCCAAGACAAAAAAAGTGTTCCTGCGTAGTGATCGTATGCTATGGGACTGCAAGATGCGTTTCGGCAAAACCATTACGGCCTATTCTCTTGTGAAGACGATGGGCTACAAAAAGGTGTTAGTCGTTACACACCGTCCGGCCGTCGTTGATGGCTGGCGCAGTGACTTTGATCTGATTTTTGATGATAGTCACGTTTTCCTGACAAAGGCGAATATCAAAGAGGAAGACCGCTTTACTGCAGCCGACGCCAGCATTGATGCGGAGAACGATCGCAGACTGCAGAATCTGGCTGCGGATGGAACGCCTTTTGTGTATTTTGCCTCCATGCAGGATCTACGCGGTTCCAAAATTGCTGGCGGTAAGTTTGAGAAAAACCGTGGCGTATTTGCCATGGACTGGGATCTCATCATCTATGATGAGGCGCATGAAGGAACGCAGACTGATATCGGTCTGAATGTCCAGAAACTTCTGGAAACGCCGAAGGCTGGCAAACGGCCGAAGAAAGTACTTCAGCTCTCCGGTACACCGTATAACCTGCTTAGCCAGTATGAAGACGATAATGTTTACTCCTGGGATTATGTGATGGAGCAGCGTTGTAAGCGCGAATGGGATGATAAGCACCCAGGTGATCATAATCCTTATGCGGATTTGCCTGAACTGCGCATCTGCACCTTTGACCTGCGTAACAAGATGCAGACATCCTATCGCTATGAAGATGAAAACATCGCCTTTAATTTCCGTGAATTTTTCCGCACTTGGACAGGTGATCCGGAGAGGGACTTCCGCCCTGTTCCGGCAGGATCATGCATCGGAGATTTTGTACATAAAGAAGATGTTCTACAATTTCTGGATTTGATTACTACAGACAGCGAAGACTCCAATTATCCCTTTGCTAATCAGGGATACCGGGATATGTTCAAACACACCTTCTGGATTCTGCCGGGTGTAAAGGAAGCGAGGGCATTCAGCGCCCTACTGAAAGACCATCCCGTGTTCCGTAATTACGAGGTTGTGAATGTCGCCGGTGAAGGCGATGTAGAGCAGCCGTATGATGATGCTTTAAAAGCAGTCCGCGATGCGATTAAGCATAACAGCCATACCATTACTCTCTCCTGTGGTAAGCTGACCACCGGCGTTACCGTAAAGGAATGGACAGGCGTGATGCTCCTGTCCGGTTCCTCCAGCACTGGTGCCGCTGGATATATGCAGACGATTTTCCGCGTACAGTCGGCGGGCAGCATCGACGGAATGCAGAAAAAAGTCTGCTATGCTTTCGATTTTGCACCGGATCGCACGCTGAAGGTTCTGTCGGAAGTACATAGTTTGAAGAAATCCGCAGTCGGCACAGATGACGAAGGACGTGTAAAGCTCGGCGAGTTCCTGAATTTCTGCCCAGTGCTTGCAGAAGGCGACACCGGCATGGAATTCTTTGACGTGCCGAAGATGATGCGGCAGCTGAAACGCCTGACTGTGGATGCGGCAGTCAAGAGTGGCTTTGACGATGACATCATCTATAAGGCGGATGCTGGTATTGTGATGGATGCGGACAAACTTAAACTGGTGGACACGCTGCGAACAAGGCTGACTCCACAAAAAAAGAGCAAGCCACAGACTTCAGTCAATATCAACGACCAGGGGCTTACCGACGAGCAATATAAAAAGGCGCAGGATGCCAAACGAAAGAAGAAAACGGAACGTAGCAAAGAGGAAGAAGAAGCCCTCGCCAAAGAGCGCGAGATGAAGAAAAAGCAGCAGGCGCTCTTTGACCTTCTGCGGAATGTCTCCATCCGCCTGCCTATGCTGATCTTCGGTTCCGCACAGGAATTTGACGAAAGCATTAAGTTGGCCGACTTCATCGACATCGTGGATGATGTTTCCTGGAAAGAGTTCATGCCCAAAGAAGTGGACAAGGAACTGTTCCGCAAGCTGCTGGTGTTCTACGACGAAGATGTGATCGAAGGAGCCGGTATGCGAATTCGCCGCATGGCAAAGGCCGCAGACGAAATGATGCCGACGCAGAGAATCATGCGCATCGCGGAGATATTCAGTTGCTTCCGCAATCCTGCAAAAGAAACCGTCCTGACACCCTGGCGTGTTGTCAATATGCATATGGGTGACACGATCGGCGGATACAACTTCTATGCAGAAGGATACCCTGAACGTGATGGTGAATTGGAGCATCCCCGCCTGATCGAGCAGGGCGAGGTAACGTCCGACCTGTTCTTAAATGAAGATGTAAAGATACTGGAAATGAACTCCAAGTCCGGTCTCTATCCGTTGTATGTGGCCTACAGCATCTACCGGATGAACTTGCCGCGTGAGGAAAAGGATATGAGCCTGGAGGAAGCACAGACCTACTGGTGCCGGGCCTTGCAGGATCATCTATTCGTGCTCTGTCAAACCAAGATGGCGGTAGCTATCACAAAACGGACTCTGGCGGGCTATACTGGTGCCGTCGTCAACGCCATCTATCTGACAAAACTGCTAGAGCGGATGGAGGATCAAAATCGGCTGGCGAGGAAACTCAGGAATCCTGCGACATGGGGTTTAGAAGGAAGTGAGAAAATGAAGTTTAATGCGGTAGTTGGAAATCCGCCATATCAAGAAACCGGTGGATCAGGCGGGACGAATGATTCTCCACTTTATCAATATTTTGCACTATCTGCAGAGGAACTGAACCCGGACTATATTTCATTGATCATGCCTGCCAGATGGTTTAGCGGAGGAAGAGAGAATCTGCTTGGAGAATTCAGAAGACATATGCAGCAGAACAAATCTCTGTCTCTCTTGTATGTGTATCCTGAAGCCAAGGAGATTTTCCCTACAGTAGAAATCAAATCAGGCCTTTGCTACTACCTACATGACAGTTCTTATTCCGGCAAATGCCATTATGTCATGATTGAAAACGGAAAGCGAGTTGAGTTCGACAGGGATTTGGATGATTCAGAGGTTATTATTCGTAATCCTATTCTTGGAGAAATTGTCCGTAAAGTGCGGCAGTTCGATCCGAATGCGATAACGGTTGATACTATGATCTCTGGAGATACTCCATTTGGGATTGGCACAAAGCCTACTGAATCAAAGAAATATTCTATACAGGTATATGAAAATTCATCCGTGGAACACAATATCCTTCTCTTGTACTTTGAAAAAGGGCATCGTTATGTTGGGTATGTTAACGCAGCGGACATCACCAAAAACACAGACGATATTAAAAAAGTAAAAGTATTTGTCCCTGCAGCAGCTGGGTCAGGTAACGATCCTCAGGTTTTGGGGAAGCCATACATTGCAGAAGAGAATTCTGTTTGCTCACAGACATTCTTATATGCGGTATTCGATTCCGTTACACACGCAGTCAATTTTGTATCTTACTATAGAACAAAGCTATTCCGTGCTATTGTGTCGGCAGTCAAAATTACGCAGCATGCGCAGTCCTCTGTATATAGATTTGTGCCTATGCAGGACTACTCCAGACCATGGACTGACGCAGATCTATATGAGAAATATGGACTGAGCGCGTCAGAAATTGAGTATATAGAGACCAACTACAACTCTATGGAATCTACGGAAGAAGAATAAACGGCAGAGGAGACGTACCGCCATGGCTCAATTAGGAAAAAGCATAGATTTATATTTAATGGACGGCACTGCAGCTGGCCGTTGGCAGGCAACGCTCTCCAACTGGAACTGCAATTCTTATAAGATTCCGCGAGCGGATCTGAAGAATTGTGATGATTTGCCGGAGCTGCATGCGCCGGGCGTGTATTTTCTGCTTGGGCGCGATGATGAGTCGGGGCAACAGTTTGTCTACGTCGGCGAGGGCGATGATGCCCTAAAACGTGTCATGCAGCCACACACTTTTGAGAAGGACGGCAGTTATTGGACCGAGGTCGTAATTCTGGTTACACCGGACGGCTCTTTGGACAAGGCTAAGATCAAATACCTGGAGAATCGCTTTCACCAGATTGTGGTAACAACGAATCGCTATATTATCAAAAATGGCAACACGCCTCCGCAGTCCCCTGTCCAGAAAAAAGTGCGGGATATGCTGGAAGAATTCATAATGAACACCCAGCTGATCATGCCTGCGCTTGGGCACAAGGTGTTTGAACCGCAGCCATCCGCAGATGAAGATGAGCCGGACGAGCTTCTGTATTTCTCCCGGAACCAAGGCAAAGGTGGTCAGGCAACCGGCAAAGTTGCCGATGACGGGTTTTGGGTATTAAAAGGCAGCTACATATATCCGCACATGGCGGACTATTTGCCTTCCGGCGTTATAAAAGCAAGGCAGCGGTATGTTGACCTGATCGATAATCAGGGAATACTCCAACGCGATATTTCCTTTGGCAGCCCCTCATACGCAGCCTCTTTCGTTTGCGGGAAAAACTCCAATGGTTTGACCGAATGGAAGAATAATGATGGAGTAACACTGAAAGAACTAAACGAAAACGCAGTCGGTAACGGGAAAAAGCCAAAAAAGGTGAAAAAGGAAAAGCCTGCGCCGATTCAACCGACCATTCCAATCCCCGCCCCAGAAGGAGTAGAAATTTTCCACCTTGCCAGTAAGAAACTAACAGCAAAAGGATTTGTTTCCGGCG